TAACACAACCAAGTTAACGGACAGGAGGAAGTATGAGTTGTTATATAAAAGAATTACAGGAAAGAATAAAGCACCTAGAGGAAGGTTTGAGTTCTATAAGATCAAGTTTTACTTGTATAGGCGCTCCCTTAAATGACAACATATTAAAATTCAACAATAAGCAAATGAAGTGGTGTTTTAATATAACACACGAAATAGATGACATTTTGGAGGAAGGTTCTAATGAATAAAGAGAATGATAGGGGTGTTGAGGGTGTGATGGATGAATTATGGGAAGATGGACTAACTGCAACAGAACTTAAAATTAAACTCTACAAGATATTCGAGAGGGAGTTGGAGGGGGAGAAGTTAATAAGAAAAGATTTTCCTAAGACCGAAAGTAATTGTATCATTGGAAATAATCAAGGCATAACCAAGTCCCTAGCAGTACTTGCTAGGTTGATGGGGGTAACTAATGATTAGAACTGATGGTAACTGGGAAGATAAACATAATTCAGAATATGAGTTTGAAAGGCAAAGAGAAAGCAATGTGCAAAAAATGCACGGTGGTTATATTGAGGTGCTTGAGGATATATTAGCATACGCAGATGAATTATATCTAGCAAGCGGTAACAAAGTAAATATTAATAAGAGAATTATCGTTAAAATTATAGCTACACTGAGGGAGCAGGAGAAAGAACTAGCCTTCCACGAAGCAGAGCATTGTGAAGAGCAATGTGGTTTAGTGGCAGAACTCCAAGCAGAAGCCAAGCTAGGTAACATACCTTATCGGGAGGTTGTTGAGTTGAAGAAAGAACTAGCAGACATCAAGCAATCCTATGCAGACACAGTAGCGGAGAAGTGTGGTGAGAATGAGGTGCATTGTGGGTGTGTGCCTGCTTTGAGGGGGGAGATTGAGAAGTTGGAGAAGGAGAACAGGGAACAACAAGAATACCGCAGGGATATACACGCATTGGATTATGATAAAGAGAAGGCACTCCAAGCAAAACTATCTGCTCTTCCTTCTAGGTATGAGATAGAGAAGATATTATGGGATTGTAGAATATGCGTTAGTCAAGGCTCAACATTGTTTGACCACGCTAAGGCAATCACAGCATTACACAAAAGGATGGTAGGGGAATGATATATCTATTTGCGATAGTAATACACCTGTTCGGAACTTGCACTAAACGTCCTTACGACAATGGTGATGGTAAGACTGACAACTGTATTATTTGTGGGAAGAAGGTAGTATGAAGTGCAAGAATAGACTAGAGAAAGGTATCTGTCTGGCTTCATGGGCTACACCTTATGATGAGGTGTTTGAGTGTAAGACTAAGAGGGTAGAGTGTCCAAAGTATGAGGAGGAGGAGAATGATCTGGATAATAGCAAAGATAATAGTGATAGCCCTATGTATTTGGGGTAGTAGTGAACTTTGGAGGAAAGGAGGGGACGGGAACACTCTTTGGAGAGGCCTCGGTGTCCCTACCCTAATAGCTCTAGCTAAGGTAGTGCTTCTGGGGTTCAACTGGTGGGCGCTCCTTTACGCTCCCTTACTCTGGGGTATGATAAGATTGTTCAGTTATGGGGTGAGTGCGCCATCTCATAAGGTTTGTGTGAAGATAGTGGGGTTGGTTAAGGGGACTATATCTAGTACGGCTTGGAGAGTCTTGGCTAATAACGGGCAGGTTAAGGAGGTAGAGGTTGTTACTAGAGCGCTCTGTGGGTTCTTCTGGGCATTACCCTCTCTCTTATTTGCTTATCTCTCAGGGAGCTATATCCTGGCCATAGCCTATGTTATAGCACTTACGATAGTTAATGGGGTAGTTGGGGGATTAGTTAAGGAAGTTGAGGTTAGCGAGAGAGTTGTCGGGGGAACTGTTGGGGTAGGTGTTATAGTATAATGAGTGATAAACCCAACCATAAATACACCATAAGAGAGGAACTAGAGATCCTCAAGCTCTGTCTCAAGAGACTAGTGGTAGTGTTAGAAGAAGAACCCCGCTACGATCTCTGGTGTGAGCTGGTCAGGGATAAGCTAGCTGAGATAGGTGTGAGGTATTATGAATTGGAAGTGGAGGAGGCACCTAAAAAGTTAGTTAAGAAGGGGAAGGTTGTTAAGGAAGTGGTTAGACCTTGGTGAGGAAGGTAGTTAAATAAAGGAGGGGAGTTATGAAAGACAATTGGATATACAATGCGTATCTACAGAAGGATGTATTAGCGAATTGTAGTAGGTGTGGAGGGAAGGGGGTTGTATATAGCCAGGATGGGGAGGATGATGTTAACCTGGATATGTGTGGGTTGTGTGGTGGTAGTGGGGATGAAGATAAACCAGAGGAGGCGTAATGGGCAACAAGTTATTAGTATTAGGGGATAGTGGCTCAGGGAAGAGTACAGCTACCCGCAATCTAGATTCAGCAAGTACCTTTTATATTAATGTTATAGGGAAACCTCTACCATTTAAAGGTTGGAAGGCTAAGTATAAGAACGTTGAGGATAACCCTGAAACGGGGAACCTCCTGGTGAGTCATAGTTCTGATAAGATTAAAGGGTGTATTAGCTGGATCTCAGCTAACCGTCCAGAGATCAAGTTGATAGTGGTAGATGATGCACAATATATCATGTCCTTTGAGTTTATGGATCGGGCGAGTGAGAAGGGGTATGATAAGTTTATTGAACTAGCTAAACATATGTTTGATGTGCTGAGCGCCCCTGATGCTACAAGGGATGACCTCACTACGGTCTTCCTGACACATTCAGAGGATGTCTCCCTGGGAGGCAGTGTCAAGACCCGTATGAAGACTATTGGTAAGATGTTAGATGAGAAGATCTGTATTGAGGGGCTATTTACAGTGGTACTCTTAGCCTATTTGAATAAAACACAAGATAAGGAGGAGTATGTGTTTGTAACACAGAGTAATGGGACTAATACTGTGAAGAGTCCTATGGGTATGTTTAGTGAGATGACTGTACCTAATGATTTAGTGGGAGTGCTGGAGAAGATAAGGGCTTATGATGAAGAGGAGTAGGGTAGTAGTAGGGTATATGTTATACCTTATGCTTTTGCGGGTATAGATGGGCTAATGCTCAGCTAAAAATGAGGAGGAACCATGACAGATGCAATTAATAGTGTACTAGCAGCATTCCAGGGGACGGTAATAGAGGCACAACAGGACGTTGAGCAATCTATCGCACCTTTGGACGGGAAGTATATTGGGGAGATCACACGGTTTAATAATAAGGTGTGGGATGACGGGAGCATGAGTGCGAGTTTCAGCCTCAAACTTACTGAGACTGTTATTGGTGTTAAGGGCGAAGGGCGTTATCTTAACAAGAACTATTCTATAGGGACTACCAAGTATAATGATGGGGAGACTAATATGGGGGTTCTGTTGAAAGGTCTTAAGACTATGGGGATTATTGATGAGGTCCCTAGTTCTATTGAAGGGATCCTGCTTAAATGCGAGGCTAGCAAAGGTAAGCTGGTTAATGTTAAGGCTATCCCCAATATGAAGAAGGGTGAGGTTCAGCGTGATGATAACGGCTGGCCGAAACATAAGGTAAGTATTGTGGATAAGTTTGTTATAGCTGATCCTATCGGTAAAGGGGTTGCACCAGCTAGTACACCAGCTAGCACCCCTGCTTCTACCGATAAAATACCGTTCTAAACCCTAACTACTCACCGTCCCACCTTGGGTTTCCATGACAGGGGGTTTCTAGGGTGGACGGCAGGTTGGGCTACTCCTGGTAAAAGTAGCCACTTACCTTAGAAGGCGGCCATTAATGCAGATCTTAATAGATAGTAGAGAACAAATTAAACTTACTGGATTTGAAGGATACAACACAGTGGAAAATGTTATAGTTCAAAAACTTGATTATGGAGATTACGGATGCATGTTCTCAGATGGTACGATGTCTAAGACAGTGTTTGAGCGGAAAGGAGGGATGTCTGATTTGTTTGGTACAATGGGTAAAGGGTATGCTAGATTCAAGCGGGAACTGCAGAGAGCCAAGAAAGATGATGGTCGGGTTATACTCATTATCCAGGGGACGCTCACTAAGGTTTTAAAAGGTTGTAAATATAGTAAAATTAAGGGATACAGTGTTCTCCAAAAACTTTTCACTCTCTGGCATAGGCACAATCTTTTACCTGTATTTTGCAAAGAGAGAGAAGAGATGGTTAGGTTTATGATAGAGGTATGGAATGCAGAGGGGAGAGAGAAAATAAAGAAGAGACAAGGTCGTAGCTAGCATCCCTTGTTCCGAGTGGCACGAGCGTAGCGAGTAAACAACTCTTAGTAGGCTCCACGGACGTTGGGAGGATGGGAGAGGTTGAGGTAAGAAGATGTTTCTTAGCACTCCTATCGTCTCTTAGACACTGTTTTTAGTGAAGGCGTAGCCTGAACTCTATAACTTAAAAAGGAGGATATATGATAGGAACAATATTTATAATAATATGTGTAATAATAGTTGTTTTCTCAATTTATTGTGCAATTAAACATTAACGTTGGTTTATTAGTTGTTCCAATATTCTAGCACCAGCAGGAATATTTCGTGCAGCTTGTCGAACAGCTCCTGATAATGGTATCCCAGCGATTTTTCTAGCTTGTGCGTTACTCATAGTAGCAGATGCTTTAATAAGTTGTCTAAGTACACCTGGATGTTGTATTGCTAGACCAGCAGCCACACCAGTAGCAGCACCTTCAGGACCACCAACAATTCCTCCTCCTGCTCCACCAAGTACAGGACCAATAGTAGCGTTCATAAGAAATTTACCCCTCATTATAGAAGCTGCATCTTTCGTCAAAGCTTCTGCAGTAGTATGTATTCTGGAATTTTCACCTATCCTAAGAGCCACTGGTAATGATGGGTCAACTACTCTTTCGATTTCATCTAGTATTACAGCGTTGCCTTCACTCCAAGCGTCTTTCATCACATTAGTAAAGGCTTTAGACTGTTTCTCAATACCAAAAGGACCATCTATTTTCTTAGCTATTTTTGCAGCCTTAAAAGATCTAAGTTCTTTCAAAAAATCCTGGTTAAGATTCTTTTGCAAAAAAGTATTTAATTGCGTGGCTTCTTCTCTAGCTACAGTTCCTGGTTGAGCATTAGACAATCTATTTAAGGCAGCTTCTATTTGTGTTGTATTCTTAATTTTAGATCCTTGTCTTAAAAGTTTGGCACCTTCAGCAAACTCGCTAAAAGTTTTAGTTAAGGCTCCAACTTCACTACCGCCAACACTTTGTTCAACAGCTACTGGTATACTTCTCAAACCTCGCAAGTATTCTGTAAGTTGTGGTGACAGTTTACCTATACTTTTAAATTCACTTCCAGAAATCTGTATATCAAGTGCAGTTAGATCGTCTGCAAACTGTTTATAACTCTTTTCATTAATAACATTAAATATCTTACGTCTACCGCTAGAAGACTTATTAGCAAGTTTCCTTAAAGCCTCAACATTACCTTTTCTTGCGGCAGCTACCAAAGCATCATCACTTTCTGTTCCAAAAAACTTAGTTACCAACTGACCAAACAACGAAGCTTGCTGTTTACCTGTTCCAGTAAAATCAAAACTAGGATTAATACTAAACAATTGACCAGCTTCATCTTCAGGAAGCAAGAATCCTACCCGTTTTAGTTCTGCAGCCAACCCAGTATTAGTCTGTGCGAGAGGTTTCGTTACATCTACTCCTCCAGCAGTATTCTTCAACCTTATTCTAGCGTTACCTAAATCATCACCAGCTTTAGAAAAAAGATCATCTAAACCAAAAGCTATCTTTTCACCAAGCTTCAATACTTCTTTAGGTTTGTTGAATCTATTAACAGAATTACCTTGTTTAGACATTATTTCAAAAATATCATCTGTAATTTCAGGAAAGAATCTTTGGTATAAAGCTTTAACACCTTCTTTAGAATTCTTTTTCCGAGCTAATGTAAATAATTGCCTAGCTACGTTTCTATCCTTACCTCCACCTAGAAACAATTCCTTAGAAAACTTAGTTGCAAATTTAGTATCTGCAAACACTTTACTCAAAACTCTTTTGTCCCCACGTTTAACGGCATTTAAAGCAAACTGAGTTTTAACCTTGTCTACATGTGTAACGAGACTTCCAAAACCTTTCACAAAACCTTCTGCGCCTCTGGTCTTTATAAGTTTATCAGCAGCTTTCAACATCCCTAATTTAGTAGCGTTCAACGCTCTGCCTAAGAAAACACCACCGACTTCTTGAGTGGCTCCAAAAGCTCCTTCACGAGCTATGTCTCCAAGCCTATCAAGAACTTCACCTTGATCGAACCCAAAAGCTTTTTCACCTATAAATTGCCTAAAAGCTTCACCTCCAGCACCACCAGCAGCTCCCGCTCCAGCTAAAGCAGCTAAAGCACCAGGTCCCGTAGGTAATGATGCTGCTCCTGCAGCTAATCCTGCACCTGTAGCACCTAGCACTGGTAAAGCTTTACCTATAATATCAGCTATATCAGCTGGAATATCCAAAAGGTTTCTTAGATTAAACCCAACAGGCTCTAATGGGGTTCCTGATGCTAACCCTCTATCAGCACGTTGTTTTTCACGTACACGGATAAGATCTTCATCTTGTCTAAAACCACCAGAAGCACGTTCTCCTATCCCTAAGAACTGTTCTTCAGTAGCTTGATTAGGTCCACTCTGAGCAATAACTTGTTTTTCTAATCCAAGTAATTCTTCATCGGAGAGCTGAGATAAATCCTGTTGGCCACCACCAGAAATCTGTTGTGCAGTCTGTTGTTCTAAAGCCAACAACTGTTCATCAGATAACGTATCTAAATTAAAATTATTAGCCATTATTGTAATCCCCTTTCTTTTTTAGCAGCTTGAATTTTAGACATTAATGCTTGGGCTTGTGCATCTACACCTTGTTGTGGTTTTTGATTACGTTGAGATAGTAATTCTTCTAAACTACCTATTCTAACAGCACCTTCTGGGAGCCTATCATTAGCTTGTTTGATTATAGCGTTCATCCTGGCCCTAAACTCTCCATCATTAGTACTAAGTACAGCACCAATAATATTCTTTTTAACAGCCTTCTGTTCTGATTCAACAAATGCTCTACCTTTTTGTCCTATAATATGTTCACCAAAACTAAACTTTAAGACTTCAGCAAAACTATCTACAATAGCTCGTTTGTCTCTTTGAAGTGAAAGTGGCGAAGCAGCTAATAACCCACTTATTTTACCACTTAACCTACCTTTACCAATTACAGCATTTCTAGCTTCTGCTAAATTCACCACACTATCAGTTAGAGTCTTTAATCCAACAGTAACATCATCTTCTCCACCTGCCTTAAGATCAAATTTTAATCTTTCCCTATCGTCCAATCTATCTTGTTTGAAATTCTCTATTCCCAACTTTAATTCAGCTCCAGATCTTTTAGCTTGTGGAGTTGACGATTGAATATCAGAAATAGTTTTTAATTGAGCCAACCCAGAAGCAGCTCCACTCTTGTTAGCACCAAATAAAAACATCTTACCAGGTTGAGTAATTACAATCTTTCCATCTTCAGTTTGTCTCATTCCACCAGGAGAAAATGCTGATCCTTGTTCTATCGTCACTCCACCAGATTTAAGTAAATCTGCTATTGTATTACCACCACCAGCTCCTTGACCTCTAGCGCTTATCAATCCCTGCAACGCTTCTTGTCCCTGTTGAGGAGCTTGAGCTACTTGTCTAGTTGCTCCTTGAGGTTGACCTGGTTGCCCAACTGATCCCTGTTGCCTCGCTTGACCAGGCTGACCTTGTGGATTAACAATATTCTGGCCGTCCATAGCATTGAGTTGGCTTTGAATAGCCTCAACTGGAACACCAGAATCTATAGCTTCATCTACTTGATCTTTAGCTCGTTTCTCTAATTGTTTCTGTTGGGTTTGACGTAGCTGGTCTATACCACCTGATGCATTAGTAGTATTCGAACCTCCACCTTGAGATTGAGCTGCTTCTATAAGCCTTTTCAAGAAATCACCTGCAGCATTAGATGCATTACCTACAGTGTTAGGTAAATTACCGATAGCAAGTGGACTGTCTTGTAAGTTTTCTCCAAACTGGTTAAGTTGCTCACCTGCACCTCTAGACTTTTCTAGAATCTGTTCTAATATATTTTGGCTAGCCATTATATCCTCCTATTATTTAAGTAAATTAACAGTATTTGCATTAGGTTCCACCAATCCCTATACCACCAAAACTCAGACTTCTACCCGCAGTAGCAGTTTTAGCTAAAGAAGTACCCGCTGCAGTCTGAAAGGCTCTAGTAAATGGATTCATACCAAGTGTGGTATTAGATTCAGTACCAGTCCCTGTAATACTCCTCAACCCAGCCAACTGACCGCCTATCTGCCCGCCAGCTTGATTCCCTGTCTGTATAGTCTGAGCGCCACCTGTAGTAGCTAACCCCAATATATTAAACAAGTTCTGAAGGTTAAACTGTGCAGATTGTCTACGGATATCCCCAGCAGTCCTAGCAGAAGCTTCTACATTAACACCTGAATCTATCAGACCACGACCTTGGAAGAACGGTTGAATATCGCTAATAGCCTCACCTGCTAATTCATCTGTTATCTCTGGGCTTATCCCAGCAGTCAGAGGTTGGAGGAACCCAGGTAACTCTCCCCCTGTTAACAACTGATTAAAGATATTAGGGAGATTAGCATTAAGTTCTTCCTGCCCTGCCTGCCCAGCTTTGAACCTATCCAACGATAACTCATTGAATTCCTGCTCCTGTGGGGTAGCCGTAGCTTGCTGAGTCTGCCTAGTATCTTGGACTTGTGTTGTCTTTTCTTTACCCATTAGTTTTCTCCTTTTTAAAGAACTTTGATCTATGAAACACTTTTACAGGTTGTGTCTTTTTCCTTTTAGCTTCGCCAACAAAATATTCAGCATCTTTATTAGTATCTATGAAGGCTTGTTTAAGTTGTTTAATGGTGAAGCCAAACCGCTTATCCTTCCTTACCCAAGTATTAGATACATAGGCGATAGGCCCTTCAGTAACATCTTCTTCAAGAGGACTGAACGGGACATTACAGATAATCCTCCCGAACTGCTCAAAGGTGAGCCTCCAAGACTCAACGTATCCCGTGAGCTTACCTTTCTCAGTAAGAGTGAATAGTCTCCCATGCCCTAACATCGTACTATGATACCTACTAATCTCAAGCTCACTAAGCCTGCTCTCCATCCACCATTCTTCTTCATAATATACCTTATTTAATTGTTCAACTATAGTTTTCATTATAATATTACCCTATTGTTCAAACTCTTGTAATGTAAGACTTGATATTACACCACCATTAAAATTATGCGTAGCAGAATCAGCATCACTATTAATAAACATGTTATCATCTGTCCCTACGGCTCCAACATAAACTTTATATGTATGAGCATTTGTATCAGCAGGTGTATCCCAAAAAGTAAAAGTGTTAGTTTCACTACAAGAATTATTTGTGTTGTGTACAGGGAAAACAACAGTTGCATTAGCTACAGCATCCTTAAATAAACATATAACATTATTCTCATTCTCTATGTTTGTTGCAAAGTTTATTGTTAAGGTTGCAAGTATTCTATTACTAGTTGATGCCGCAGTTATCGCTAAGTCCAACTCTGGATAGTTAACACTATTACTTGTTGTTACTTGAGTTGCAGCATCTGTTATAGCCGCTGCAGCATTTAATGTTTTAGCAGTATTATCTGATACATTTAATGTTTGTAATGCAATCCCAGTAGTAGTCCATGAAGGATTAGCTGCTGCACCACCCGTAGTAAGTGTTTGTCCAGCAGTACCAGGTACCAACCTAACAAGACTGGTTCCGTTATCATAGAGGACATCACCTTGATTAGTAGTAGCAAGTTTTAAAGTAGTAAAAGTCCCTGCCGCAGCCGTAGTCCCACCAATAGCTCCAGGACTTGCCATGTTAAGTTTACTAGCAACTATAGCTGCACTCGCTGCAATATTAGCATTAGTAATGTTTCCATTATAATCATTAGCTATAGTATTGAAGTTACTATTATGTTCACTAGCTACTATAGTAGATCCTGTAGAAAACGTGTTGGGTATATTAATAAGTGCCATATTATTTCTCCTTCTTTTTAGATTTAACTTTCAAGTCCACATACCTTTTATGTTCAGCAGCTATCTGCTCATTATTTTTACCTTTAACATTACTTATAATATTGAGTTTATAGAATTTATCAGCATAATCCTTTTTCTTCTTATCGGGCCAGGTAGATGCGTTAACCTCTTTCTTCCAGCCATTAACTACGGTTTCCATAACAGCTTTAGTATTAACCTTATCCTTCTGACAACTCTTACAAATACACACCCTCATCCTACTTCCATTATCAAGAAGGTACGGTAGCTCCCCCCATTCATGAGTGAAGAGTTTAGTAACCTTCTTACCTTTAGAAGTATCCACCACACTCTCCTTAATCAACTGTTTCCCGCAACTTACACAATGTCCGTATCTGTCTATCATAACCCCTCCATTACTTTAGTAAGAATACAGTTATAGCCGTATTCGCTGTTGTGCATTTTAAATAGATTGTGGTGGAAGTCCAAGTAGTCCCACTATCATATACCACTCCACCCTTATCGATATTAGTAACAATAAACCCTATCGGCACAGCACCGAGTGTATGAGTAATAGCGAACTCAGTATTAGCAGTACCGCTATCGGCCACCACTCCAAACTCTCCAGAAACATTTTCTTGGGACCCATTAGTACCCCCTCCGAATCTAACCCTGCCTTGTAAGGTAAGGAATAGATGCTTCAAGTCATCATCAAGTATATCAAGATAATCTGCAACTTCTCGTTTGTTTTCTACATCTGATACTAACTGTGTTATCTTACCTACCAACATATCTTCTCCTTAAACATAAGTTTCAACATTACCTACGGTACCCATACCGTCTATCTGGAACGTCTCACCTATAGTATTATTACTAAACTTATATCTTACTACCCTGCCCATACCAGTAAGATCCCTTCTCTTAACACCTCCACCTTCACTAGCATAAGTGGCTGTGCCGTAGACTCCTGTCCCATAAACATCTGTGGAAGTCCCCAAACTAAACAACTGACTATACTGTTCGGTACCTTCGAAATCATAAGAGTAGGAAAACCCCAATACACTACTTGAGATCTGATGGAATATAGTTACATGAGCTATCCCTTTATCGTCAACCAGATCTTCATAGGATTTCCAGTTAGTCCAATAGTATCCATTGATAGCTGTCTCTACACCTCCAGGATTATCAGAGGTCCCCGTATCAGCTTCATAGGTAAACCCACCATAGTCCCCGAAATAAGGTTCCTCCTCAATCCCCGATACTAAGAAGATAGCCATACTACTAGCAGCCACCCCCTTATATATACTAAACGCATTATTAAACCAATCCCAGGTTATCACCGTATCGTTAGTAGATTGACCTGAACTCGTCACACTTAACCAATACCTATTCTTATCTATCTGGGACATGCTACACACCGAACCGAACCTCGTCCGATTCAACCCCAGTATGGTAGTATTGATCCTATCGCTTATCTTGAAACTATTGTTCCCATCAAAGAAATAGAGTCCGTCATAGGACAGGAAGACCAATCCATTATCTACTTCCTGAACACTGAACGGGCCAGCGCATCCTACGGTACTTGAAGTCTTGTCTACTACAAAAGGGATATCTCGATCTCCAGTAAACGATACCTTATAGATACTCCTATTCTTAAAGATTATCATATGTTCGCCAAGCACCTTCACTGAAGTAATCTCCTGCCCATCATCTTTACTAACATCAATGAAATGGGTGGCACTCCACGTATCGATAGTCTTGATAAATGACCAGTAAAACCTATCAGCATGTCTAATACCAGAGACTACTACATCAGCTAAGATGGTATAGTTCTGGAACTGCTTGACAAACTTGGAAGCAGTGAGTCCTGTTGGGACAGTCATAGACGCTGTTGTAGTCCCATCCCATTGCCAAGGGGGATCAACATTATTAGTCATCAGAGCAGTGTTTAAGAAGGTAGCAAAATCTACCTGATTGCCTTCAGTGATAGTAAGCCCGCTAGTTATATCATCCCAAACACCATCTAACGCATCCATCTTCCAGAGTTTACCTGCAGTAACATCTAATGCTTTACGGACAGTTGTCCCACTACTCTCATATTCAAACCAATAGAGGCCGTCACTGTTAGGTGCTACTTCTGTAGGTGAAGAATCTCTGGTATCGTCTTTGATACGATATTTAAAGTTATCCCAATAAACTACACCACCAGTATTAGCCGCTGTACTAACATCTCCAAATTGAACTAGTGTAGCTATGGTTGCGCGATCAAGTGTTCCAGTAATACGAGAAGTCCCGTCTACATATATAGTAAGACTCGTACCATCAACAACTACTTCATACTTATGATAATCATCAGTTGTATCGAAAGTATATGTCTGAGTAGCTTCAGATATATATGCTGCGTCAACCCATATCTTAGTTGCTGATATAAATAATTGATGATGATAAGTACCATCGTCCATTACTAACTGTGTGGCTCTAGTCGTGCCAGTAGTAACAACTTTAAAGTTAGTCTCAACAACATACCCTGTAGCATTATCTACACTATCAAACCAAGGATCACCAGTTTGAAAATGTTTATATGAAGCGTCATCATTAATAGCTGTAGTAGAAGAAGTCTGGGTAGCTCTATAACCATTACTAGCGTTAGCATCAGCTTCTCTCGCCCATACACCTATTCCTCTGATAGTTTCTGTCCAAGGAAATATAAGACTAGTATCATCAGCTAAAACATCTAATGCTGTATAAGATACATCCCATTGGCTTTTAGGTATGGGGTCGGTATTAAGCCGATCATATCCACTGCGTTTAAGGAAACTCCCAAACTTATCAAAGTCGATGTTCTGGAGGTCGCTGGATTCGTTCTCCTGAAGACCTAGAGGCCCACTGGTAGTATTCAACCCTCCATTAAACTTCTTCTGGCCAATAACGCTTCTATCACTTGCATATTTAACTGTTGCCATTAGAATCCTCCGCCTCTAGGACCAAACGATCCTGAAGTACCTATTTGATTATAAAATAAACCTCTTCTAGCTAACGTGAGTCCTCTTCTGTCTTCACTAGGCCGCTTGAGTCTGGGTAGCCAATCTATCTTATCAAGATTAGTATTCTTAAGACTCTTCAGTTCATTTTTGTATCTTGCCAACCACTCTTTCCCTTCTTTCTGACTACTCTCAAACCGCATGATGGAGGTAGCCAAGAGTATAATACCCTCATCAAATTCCTCACCCAACTCATGTACATCCCCGTCATTCACCAACATATAAGGGACTTTATAATAGAATATGTTTATGGGTAAGACCTGGTTAGGGGCAGGGTACGTCCTAAACTTAGTATACTTTATTTCTCTAGTAGTATTACCTACTGGGAGTACCGCTACTATAATATTCGCTGTATTAGCAGTAGCAGTTATTCTGCCTGTTCTAGTATCAGATCCAGCAACGATCCGCTCAACTGCACTAAACGACTTGCTTCCCGCTACACCTGTAGTTCCATCTGTCCCATCTGTAGTAATGATCTCAAAATCAGGATACCCACTCACCGTCCCAAACACAGTAATAGCCTGGCTTGTATCAGCAGTCGCTGAACTAGATATGGTTATTACGCTAGGTTCAAGTACCTGATTGATTATCATGTCTTCCCGCCACATACGGTATAGGATAGGTGTACCTTCATTGTCAAGTGGCACCCCTGTACCCAAGAAGTTCTGGTCAGTCATAAAGTCAAGTTGAAACGGTGACCCATACCATTCATGCCACATGAAGAGCCGATGGTTGGCTTGCACTGGTACATTATATTCATCCTGGCCATAGATCTTGTAAGATTGCACCGCAGAACTCGTCCCATCATAATCTATATCTACAGTAAAAGTAGTTTCACCAGTAATAGTGGCTATACGGAAGAGTGTTGCGCTACCGCCTAGATCCACCATTCTCCCTACCTTAACCCCATCGGTTATGAAGGTTGCTCCCGTGACAGTAACCGCCTTGCTACCTGCAGTAACAGTTACCGCACCTGTCCCCTCAGTATAATTAGCAACAGTATCAAACTTAGTCTCTCTACGGATACTCCTCCAATTAGCTGCACGGCTCAACTTGTATAAGGCTCTATTAATAGCATTATTAACCGCTACATCAAACTCAGTACCACTCTTATCTCTAGTAGCACCTCGTTTAACTTCACCTTGTAATTCTAAATAAGTAAACATTTATCCTCCTCTGGATATTTTAGTAAGATAAAATCCCATTAAAAATGTCATATAATCTAGGGAGGCCATCAATATGATACCTGTAGCTGATACTGACATAGTGGTTACGGATTTGCTGGGGAAGATCCAACCCCATAATAAACTGGGTGTCTCGGCTACCTCTTTAAGTATAACCATATCTTTACATACTATAAGGATATACATGACTATGAAACACCATAGGAAATTGATGGTTAATGCTATTACCCTACGAGTTATCATACCACCAGGGGAAAGTGTATCCTCCCCACCTTGCAGAGCTTTGATCTTATCTATAGGTGCATTGGCTAAGAGGAGATCCTTCGTCCTCTTCATATCAAGCCATTTACCTATAATAGAGGAGAGCATCTTAAACCCTGCACCTGCTATAAAATTAAGTATGAAACTCATATCTTTTTCTTATCTCCGTTTTCTTGTGGGACTACTTTCTCTGCAGGTTTCGCTATAGGTTTATCTGCTATCTTCTCCGCATTATGTAGTACCTGTATAAACCCATTAACTTCCGTATAAGGTTTTGTTTCAAGATACTTTAACAGCACACTTATCACCCGATCTTCTAATTTAAAAAACATATTACACCCTCCTCAATCTTTGTATCCGTTTATCCTACCTAGTCCATCCATAATCTTTTCGTGTTGCCGCATTAAATTGTTGTGTTCTACAGAATGTTCTTTATGTTCCCTTCTAACATGCCCAGTAAACTCTGACATATGTTCTATTAGTTTATCTATAGCATCTCCCATCCTTTCGATAATAAACTTCGTCAACTTCCATAGTAGTAGTATCCCTGAACCTACAGTAATAAGTCCTATACCGTGTTTTGCGATAGCATCAAATATAGATAATTCCATTATTTTATCACCTCTATAATTTCTAAGGGCTTAACCACTGGGAACACTTCAGGGTAGTCAGTCTTAATCTTAAGTATCTCAGATTCTTTAGTACTGACCTTACCCTCTATTGTTTTCTTACTAACCTTCTTCGTAAGAGTAGTTACAATTTCGTAACTCCCGTCAGGGAGCTTCGTTATCTTCTCTGTCTTTGTTTTTAGTATATCTGCAAGACTCATGTTCCTCCTTAATGTTTGTCTGTATGTTCGTACCATGTCGCTCTAAATTGTACTAGATTATCATTCACGCCTGATGTAAATGTTCTTAAATATGTAGTGGCTGGTCTCAACACTAACTCAGCTTCTCTCCCACTACCGCCACCTATATCTGTTTTAAACCCTTCAGATCCCCAGCTATCACTTTCAATCCTTTGGTCATAGGTTGTAGCTACAGCGACACCAGAAGTTAATATAAGCTTAGAATCATTGACCTCATACTTATCGCCTGTATCCCAATCGTTATCAGTTCCACCAAGTAAGGCAGCAACTGTAATTGTTGTAGCATCGTTATCGGTTATAATTGCACTTGAACCGTCAGTTGTATTGTAGATAGTCTTACCTATAAGAGCGTCAACAGTATAAGCACCAGTTGAGTCTGTCATTACAGTAGCTTGAGCATTTGCTCCCGTATGTATACCAGCATAGCATTTAGCCCTGTTATTGCAATGTACAGGAATTCTTAACCCTCCAGCCATACCTCCAGTAGCACCTTCATCTAAAGTGCTTGTCATAATACCAGTAGACTTTATAGTGAACACAAAATGTGACCACTTAGTACCAGATGGCGTATCCAACTTAACCCTTAAAACATCCGTATCATCTAATGAAGTAAACCCTTGTATATAGTAATGACTACCAGCGTGTATCTCGTGATGTGCATAGTCTATCGTCTGTAACGAGTTAGTAGAAGCATCCATCCTAAGTTCATCTATCTCTCCTGCACCTGAACCCCATCTAGCATTTAATGTTTTCCATAAACTCATATTAGTACCATCCTTCTGTATCATTGTAATGTATGTTGATTATTTCTCCATCTGCCACTAACGAAGCTACTCCAAGACCAGCATTATATAATTGCTCATTACCATTAGGGGCAACAGTTAAAGTGTTACCATTAGCACCACAATTTATTATCTTATAGTGTGTACCTTCGATACCAGCAGGTAAACTTAATGTCCAATCACCAACATCCGTGTTACAGAATACTACTTGGTCAGTATTGCCTAGTGTCTGGTTAGCAGTATACCTTGAAGTACCTACACTTTGCCCACCACTAGAACGTATGTTCCTCCATCTAGAAGATTGTGAACCTAAATCATAACTAGCATCTGACTCAGGATTCCAGTCCAGATCTACTGTGAAACATGAATTAGCTAAATCTGCAATTAATTCACCTGTAGAGGAGAAATCTTTTTTAGCAAACATTATACTTAATTCATCAGTAGCCGATTCATCAAAGATAGCAATCTTATCCCATGTACTTATGCCATAAGGTAAAGGGACAACAGAAGATTCCACCTTACCTAGCAGTATAGGCACATATATTTCACCTAAACCAGCTCCAGTTAAATCTATATATAGTTCATCAGTTTCAAAATATGTACTCGTACCAGTAATTACTTTAGCATCGCAGTTGATTCTAACCTCTGTATCAGCGGTTAAGTCAAGGTAGCCATCAGCTAAACTTGCTATGTGTATAGCGGTATCTCTAAAGTATATGTGTTCAGTAGGTTGTATTAAAACATCATCATCAAACGCAAAATAATCCTCATCTTCCTGCCATGTTAACAACCCCGAATTAGTTTCGCCTTGAAACCATATGCTAGTATCAACATCTGCCGTTTGCAACATACCTATAGTTAATCTACCACCACATCGCATATCACCGCTATCAGCATCTATATCAAACCTTGCTACCCCACCTTTCGACCATTGACCTAAGATAGATACACCAGTACCAGTAGTAGTTTCGTTAATGTTTACAAATTGACCTATATATCCTGCATCACCAGATTGGGCTATATTGATATTATGAGCTACTCCATGTTCCTGACCTGTACCGGCAGAAAGTGTAGCACTTACATTGAATTTACCAGTTACAACAAGGTCACCAGAAGTGTTCGTTATATGAGCAACACCGTTTAGATATAAATCATCCCAGGGTAGAGAAGCTGTGCCAAGACTTGCTCCTGCTGAAGCATCAGGTGTGAAATTTGAATCCAAAGATAAAGACCCGTCAGTTTCGTTAAGCTCTAATGTAGCAACCTGATCGACTGCCGTATTTACAAGTACAATATTCGGTGCTGTTGTTTTTCCTAATATTGCCAAGTTATCATATATACCCCCATAAGTCGTACCTGGTACGAAGTTTGTCGAAGTAAACGAAAGTACAGGAACATTATTTAAACCTCCAACTGTCTCAGAGGTTACTGTCATGTATTCCGTTACTGTAGGGTATACATGTAATTCACCGTTTAGCTTGAGTTTAGTGGTATCAGCTTGTAATAGTAGAGTTGCATCAACTATAGTTCTTAACTCGCTACTAACGTAAGTCATGTAGGTATCTTTAGGGGCATTAGGGGTTACTGTGAATGTAGGTGTGGCTACTATCGCTCCACCGCTTGTAACAGCAGTAGCAGGTACGGTTACTGTTATTGTCTCACCTGACGTTACAGAGTAGGAAGCTGACGCTGTAAGGGTTACTGTACAAATAGTGCTAGAACTCCTCACAACGGCTGTAACAACTTCTTTATCCCTAACCTCGGCATTCCATCCAGCCGCTTCGCTCTGTGCTGAATCCAAGCCATCTATTATGTTTTGTCTCTGAGCGTTAAAGGTTGCTCCGTCAGCTACCCAAGTATCTCCTGTGAGTGTTATTATTACAGTCTTGCCCCCAGTAACTATATCGTTTTCGTCTATTGTTGCTGTGGCGGTTCCTGTGAGAGCGGCTGTACCACCAGCAGAATATGGTGCTGTTGGTACGGTTATTGTGTCTGTTAGTCCTGCATCAGGGTCAGCTGTAAATATGTTTGATGCTTGGATTCTATAATGTGCCATATTACCATCAAACCATTCCGAAGCATAGTTCCCTATAAAATAATCAACAGCAAATGTTGCAGTCCTAGCGTCAGAAACATACCAGACCAATGAGCCGTCTAAATATATTCCATATTTTACTGTTGGTCCGCTACTAGTCACTTTACATAAAGCTACATGATGCCAATCAGTATCAGATATTTCTCCTAGTCTACCAGATTCTATTATGAAAGTTCCCCCAATTCTTACGAGGAATTCAAAACCTGGGGATACTGCTCCACCAGAATGTAGGAGTAGAGCAAAATTACTTGAATTAATATACTGACCACCGATTACATCCCATGCATCATGCACATCTAGTTTTATCCATGTGTCAATAGTATAGTCTTGTGTTGCTGAACCACATATATCCCAGTCCGTGCTATCAGGCAAACTAACATAATCACTATTCCCATCAAGTAGAAGTGAAGAAGTTGCTCCAGCATAACTATTAACAATATCAGTATCCAACTGTGCAGT